GAAAGTGGTTCAAGAAAATCAGGTCTTTCTTTAACTGCAACAGGTTCACGTTCACCTTTGACAACTTTGGCTACGTCTTCTTATGAATCAGTTCTAACAGCAGGTTTTAATAAATTTACCATGCCTGTTTATGGTGGTTTTGAAGGTTTAGACATTACTGAGAAAGAACCGTTTAGAAACACTCTGCTGGAAGGTGGTTCAGAAACAACAAATTATGCTTATCACAGTGTTCAGCGTTGCATTGAATCTCTTGCAGACCCAGAAGTGGTTGAATATGAATTAATTTCTGCACCAGGAATCACAAATGAATCTTTAACTCGAAGAATTCTTGATATTGCTGAAGAACGGGCTGACTCCTTAGCTATTGTGGACTTGAAAGGCGATTATGTTCCTTCAACAGAAAACACTTCAACTGAAGCAAGTCGAAGAGGAAATGTAGATACTGTTATCTCTAACCTACGAGACCGTGGAATTAATTCAAGTTATGGATGTTCTTTTTACCCTTGGGTTAAAATCAGAGACATTTATTCAGATACTACAGTTGATGTTCCACCTTCAGTGGTTGCTTTGGGTACATTTGCGAACACAGATAAAAATGCAGAACCTTGGTTTGCTCCAGCAGGATTCAATCGAGGTGGTCTTTCCAGAGGTGTTGCAGGTTTGGATGTGGTTGGAATTAAAGATAAATTATCTAAACCAGATAGAGATAAACTCTATGAGGCGAACATTAATCCAATTGGTCAGTTTCCGAATGAAGGCTTGGTTATCTTAGGTCAAAAAACCCTTCAAGTGACACCTTCAGCACTTGATAGAATTAATGTTCGTCGTCTTATGTTGTTGGCAAAAAAGAGGATTTCAAGCATTGCTAGAAACTTGCTATTTGACCAGAATGTAAGAACCACTTGGCGACGTTTTGAATCTCAAGTAGAGCCGTTTCTAAGAAGCATTAAAGCACGATTTGGTCTTTCAGATTTTAGAGTTGTGTTGGATGAAAAAACTACCACAGCAGACTTAATTGATAGAAATATCATGTATGCTCAAATCTGGTTGAAACCTGCAAGAGCAATTGAATATATTGCCATTGACTTTATTCTTCAGCCAACAGGTGCTTCTTTTGAAGATTAATAGATAATTACAGTTAGTTTATATAAGTTCCCTTGGTTTTCCCAAGGGAACCTTTTTTTATCAATGAGGAAATTTTTAAATGTCTTTTTGGACTGACGCTAAAAGAAACGACCCAAAACGAGCGTATAAATGGAGAGTTTCACTAGGAGACCCTAATTTCGCAAACAATTATATTTTTTATGCTAAAGAGTGTTCTAAGCCTAGAGTCTCAAACAGCGAAATTACCCATAGTTTCATGGGTTATAAATTTTATTATCCTGGAGTTGTTACTTGGGAACCCGTTACAATGAAAGTTGTTGACACAACTGAACCAGATGCTATGTTGGCAATGGCTAAATTATTTGAAGCAGGTGGTTATAAAGTACCTGAAAACCCTAATTCAGTAACAACACCTTCTAAATCTGCTTCAGTTGCAGCGTTAGGTCATGTAACCATCGAACAATTCGACGAAAAAGACCTTTTGCTTGAAGTTTGGGTTCTAAGAAACGCATTTCTAAAGGATATTCAGCCTGATGGATTATCTTATGAATCAGAACAATTATCAACATATGATATGGTTTTCCGTTATGATTGGGCTGAATTTATGGGTAAGAACGGTGAAAGAGCTTTTTATGCGTAAGATAAACGGAGTTATTAATGCGAAACAACGAAGAAAGATTTAATTTTCAAGAAAACAACGAAACACCACAAATAGAAACAAAAAAACCTTTTGAATTCCCTGTTCAAACTGATTTTGTGGAACTTCCATCTGAAGGAAATGGTTATCCTCAAGGTCATCCATTGGATGGAAAAGAAAAGGTAGAGTTGTTTTATATGTCCGCTAATGAAGAAGACATTCTAACATCAGAAACATTAGCAAAAGAAAATCTGATGTTTGAACGTTTAATTGAAAGTTGTTTGGTAGAGAAATTCGATACATCAACCATTCAACAAGCAGACCGCGATGCAATTCTCTTTAAAATCAGAGAAACTGGTTTCGGAAGAGAATACAAAACAAAAGTTCAGTGTCCAAAGTGTTTGAAAGTTAAAGAAATGTCTTTAGATTTACAAAAAGATGTAAAAGTGAAAAATATAAATTTGTCTAAAGTTTTAAAAACAGAAAGAAACACTTATTTATATCATTTAGAAAAATATGATATTGACGTTGAATTAAAAATTCTATCAATTAAAGATATTAGAAAATATGATAGAGGTGTTGATGAGAAATTAGGTTATGAAACAAAGTTCACGGATAAACTGAGAGCTATTCTCGTTTCGGTTGATGATTGTGGAGTGCTGAGTTATTTAGACAATATTGTCAAGCAATTTCCGACAATTGATGCCATTGAACTTCTTCAGGTGTATAATGAATTAGAACCGTCAATTAGGTTAGAGTGTGAATTTGTGTGCGACAATAAAGAGTGTAGTTACAGGGGTCCGTTGGAGGTGCCTCTAGATACAAACTTTTTTTGGCCTGAATTATGATTATTCTAAGTATGTTTATGAACAGTTATTTTTGTTAAAGCATTATGGTGGATGGTCATTAACAGAATCTTATAATTTACCAATTAAATTAAGAGAATGGTTTGTTAAAAGAACACAAGAAGAAATAAAAAAACAATTTGAATCAACAAAAGAATGATTTTTAACCTCTGTTATTTTAGCAGAGGTTTTTTTGTATAAAAGATAGTTATCAGCACAAACATAAGAGATAAAAGTAAAATGGCAGAAAAAGATTTTGAACAGTTAAAGAAGTTAGTCGAAGAACAAGAGCTGGAATCAGAAAAATTATTGTCGACTTATAGAAACATAACATCGGAACTTTCTGCTCAAAGAAAAGAACTTCAAAAACAAAAAAAAGAAGTTGAAGACTTGGTTGATAAAATGAGGTTAGAGGATGAATTAGATAAAAATAATTTAGAAATAAAAAAAGTTGTATTAAAGAATTTATTGGAACAAAATGATACACAAGAAAACATTCTAAATAAATTACAAAATAAGAAAAAAGAACTTGAAGAAGAAATAAAAATAAACCAAAACATAGGTGCCTCATACGAAACACAAGAAAAGAACTTAGAAAAAATAGAAGAAAAGTTAGAAATACAGATAGCAAACAAAGAAAAAATAGAAAAACAAAATAAACAAGCGATAGAAGACATTCGTTTTCAGATAAGTGAAACTCAAAAGCAGAACGAAGAAATAAAAAGAATAAGAGACAACTTAACAGGTTATGCAAAAAAAGGCGAAGAGTTTGTAAAAAACACAATCGGTTCGGGTGGAAAGAAATACTTCGACCGCATTCAAGACTTTATCAAATCAAAAGACCAAATATTCTTAACCTCAGAATTTTTCTTAAAAGGTGCTAAAAACTTTCTGACAGGCAAAAACTTATTGGCAATGGGTTTGTCTACAATGTTAGAACAAACGATTAATGTCACCAAAGAGTTAGAAACACAATCTGCTCAAACAGCAGCGTTAACAGGTCAACAACGTTTGTTTTCTGATGAAATTTATGAATCATCAAAGAATAATAGAGAATACGGAATATCTCTCTCAGAAACAGCAAACTCTTTTAGACAACTTTTCTCTAATGTTTCCAAATTCACAACTTTGTCAAAAGAATCAAGAAAAGAGTTGACAGAGTTTGCTTCTAAGATGAACGTATTCGGCGTTTCTTTATCAACTGTAAGCAAGAATACCGAAGAGTTAACAATGTCTCTTAGAATGTCTGTTATGGACGCTAAACGAACTCAAATGGAAATATTCTCTTTATCGAAAGAGATTGGTTTTAATATTAATAGATTGCAAGAACAATTTTCTCAGTCTATTCAGCAATTATCTGTTTATGGAGAAAGAGGAATTCAAATATTTAAGAGTTTGGCAGGTGTTCAGAAATTAACAGGTGTTTCTATTTCTAAGTTGCAACAATTGTTTGGTTCTTCGATGGATACTTTTGAAGATACGGCAAGAATAGCAGGTAATTTAAATACAATTTTAGGAAGAGATTTAGTTAACTCGGTGGATTTACTGAATGCTTCCGACGAACAGAGAATAAGAATCATTTTAAGTGCAATTGAGGCAACAGGCAAGCAATTTAATCAAATGACAAAGCATGAGAAGTTGGCTTTAGCGAATGCTGCTGGAATCAAGGATATTGCTGAGGCAAATAAGATTCTTGGGATGTCTACGCTTGCTTATGATGAAATGCAACTTAAAACAAGGTTGGCAAAGGAAGATCAAGAAGATTTTAATAAATCAATTCGTCCTTCGATTGAGTTTATGAAAAAGTTACAAATTGGTTTTCAAGAATTTGCTGTTGGTGTTCAACCTATTGTTAAAGTTGGAAACTTTTTATTGGATAAACTTTTAAATCCGACATTTAAGTTAATTGGAAATATAATAGGATTTGTTGATACTTTATTAACAAAAATGACACCTTTTGAAAGGGGATTCTATTTTATTGGTGATGCTGTTGGAACTTTAATAAGTGCTTTTTCAAGTTTATTTGAGTTGAACTTTTCTGATTT